ACGCGATACCATTTCTGTGGCTTGACGTGCTGCATCAAAGTCATCATCAGTGTCGGGCAAGAAGTCAAAGTTGACTTCGCCGTTGGGAGCCAAGCCCTTGTTGATCACCGCTGTCACATAATCCACAGCAGGTTTTACAACAGGGTGGATGTAGTCAATACCGTTGACAGGTGCTGTAGAGTCTGTAACTGCCAGGCACAAGTAGTGATAGTCGGAAGCCCGGTTCACCGCATTTTTGGTTCCCAAGTATCTAAGGTAGCTGGCACATTTGGTATCAAGCTGTCCTTTCAGCTTTACGAATCGAGCCATTGCGGGATTGTTTGTGTCTAAATGACTCAACGGTTTGTTTTTAATATTCAGCATTGTAGCTATTCCTTAGTTGTTTATTTAGCGGGCGTAGTGGGCGGTGGTGGCGCGGGTTTTTTCTTGTTACCGAATATCTTGTCCCAGGCTGAATCATAATCTTCCGGGGGTATTTCTCTGGGTCGTTGTCTGCTGCCTTTGCTCATAGTAGGTCCTTGTAACGGTAATCTTTGTCAGTTTTCAATAACTGAATCAAGTGAGGATGACGGATGCCGTGTGCACGAGCCGCTGCTGCTCCACTTTCAAACTCACCTAAGGGTGTAATAACAGCACGTTTTGTTGCATTAGTGCCACGGTAGTGTGTGCCTGCTGCAATGGCATCAGCTGCATTTTCTTTCACTGTGCCTGGCACAATATGATCTGGATTCACACAACCGGGATTGTTGCACAAGTGTCGTGCCACAGGTTTATCTGCAGGCCAATCTTGTTTGTTGCCCACTACCCAACTGTATCTATGTGCTCGCAGCATATATTTTTTGCCTGCAAAGTTCAAAGTAAACTGGCCGTATCCATCTGAATCTACTGGGCTTTGCCATTGCCAGCAGCCTGAATCTGTTGGCATATACTTTTTGTCAAATCTTTCTTGTGCGGCTGCTGTGTGTGAATCGTATCTATAGTAAGTCATATTATTCAGATGGGTTATATGTTTTTTTCCAATCAGACCGTGGTGGCGATCTGGGCACGTATCTGTCTCTGTGAGCCAACATACGTTGTCGGCGTGTTCTGTTGTCCCATGGCTCTGCTATGCCATTGAGACAAGCCATTATAGCATATCGACAGGAATCCACGCAATCATCTGGGTCCGAAAATCTGCCGTGGTGGTCTACAAAATAGTTTTGTGCTTCACGTATAAACTCCACACAGTTTTCATTGATATGCAAGGTGCCTATTTCCAACATCTGTCGCATCTGATTGATACCATAGCTCTTGTGATTGGTCACACGTCCTTCCGAATCAGGCGGATTCATAATGGGTTTTTCATACACGTTGAGTTCGTATTGTTCGAACAACTGACGAATACTGGAACTGCTCATTGTGTATCGACCTGGGGTGGATGCGTCTGGTGGCAACACAATGGGAGTGCCAAATACTTCAGGTCTCAGTAGGTGATTCACGTAGTGTGTGGGCACAGCTTCTTCAATGCCCTTGACCACAATCTGTCGGTGTAGGTATGCTTCTCGTTCCACTGGATCCCAATACATCAAGGAGATCACTGTCTTGTCATTGACCAAGCCCAAGTCCAGGGCAATAACTCTTTGAATATTTGGAAACTCATTGAAGTTGTAATCGCCTGTTTTGTAAGTGGGCCAATCCTTGATGGGAAACACAGCACCTTTTCCAAGCACCGGCTTGCCAGCAATACGTGCTTCACGTTCGTGTGGTAGATAATCACGTTCCAACTGACGGCGTGTTTCCATTAGTAAGAATGGTTCGCCCCATGGATCATATTCGGGCACATCAGTCCAAGCCACACGCACAAACTCATAACCATCTTCTCTGTTCCAAAACTTTGACACCAAGCCGTTCAAGCCTTTGAGTGGTGTAAATGAACACAAGACTTGGCCCTGTGTGGTAGCAGTTCTAGTTACGATTTCTGAAAAGAAGTCATCGGGCGGTTGTTCATCAAACACTGCCAAGTTCAATTTGAAACCTTGCATTTGACGCACTTCTTGTGTGTAGTTGGCAAACAGCAAATAACTCATTTGGCCCGAACGGTGGCGAATACTGACACCCATACAGTTGGCACCATCATTGCGCATTGTGTCTAACTGTATGGTATCACGCGGTATGGCACCTGTGCCAATGTCCTGTGTGAGTTTGACGTCCTGTGTGCCTAGCAGTTCTTTCTGTAGAACCATTGCGACCTGACCCCAACCTTCACCAGCCACCATTGCTGTAATGGCTGAATCAAAGCGATGGCCTTGCCACCAGTCGGGATACTGTCCGGTAAGGTGCATGGCAGTTTCATAACAGGTTGATACTGTTTTGCCAATTCGGTTTGCAGCCAGGATGCCTCTACGTGCGTGTGATCCTGTTTCAAAAAATCTCAGCTGATGTTCAAATGGTCTGAAGTATTGCAGTTGATTGTATTGCATATCGTCTGCTACAGCAATAGCCAGGTCTTGAAAATGATTCTGTGTGTTGGAATCCAACAGGGAGAGAGCAGCAGGTGTAAGGTCGTGCTGATCACACACCCATCGCACTGCCCTACGCATTAGGAGGTTTGGATCCTGCACCGGGTGTCCTTATAAGTGTCGGCCAGCGGCCAAGCGATCGGCTATGTCAACCACGTTGCGTAAGGCTGCTGTTAGGTCTCTGATTTCATTGGCAGACAAGGGATGGTCAGAATCCTTGCGAAGGCCCAATTGTAAGCGTTCAGCAATGAGTCTTTGACAGTGCTCCACTTGGCCCGGAAAGCGTTGACGAAACTGTTCACTGTGAGCAGCAGCAACCTTACGCTGTATGGCCAAATCTGAATCATAATCTGGATTGGCCTGTATGCGTGGCGTAGTCATTAGGTTCTTGCGTCCCATGGGTTTGTAAGCACAGAAGATTCCATTTCTGCAAACTCACGGTCAATCCACACGTTCCAAGCATTGCTTTCGTTCACACGGAACTTCTGCATAATACTGCGCAAGTTACGACCCATTGGCGTAAGGCTACCGTCGGCTCGAACCATCAGTTGCTCACCTGTTCTGGGATCTACCCAAGTGATCAGTTCTGGACGCACACGACCAAATTTGTCGATTTTTTCACCGATGGGGCGAGTGTCTAGAGGTCCCAGGACTTCGTAACTGATCATACCATTGCGATACTTGCGGAACAGGCAACCAACCTTGTGGTCTTGTGCTCGCATTTCTGCGTCGGGATGTGGAATGAATGGTGAATAGAATGTGTTTTGTATTTCTTCATGGTCCGGCAGGCTGGCATCACGGGCAGGAATGGGTTTGAGATCATCCATTGGCACCATTTCGGCCTTGTCTACATAAGGGTTGTCGCTGCCCAAGAACTTGGGGTCAACCTCTGCACCGTTTAAGACATCCATGGCGATTTGGTATTTGAGTTTGTTGGCACGACCTTTTAGGTTCAACACAATGCCAGTTTCATCATACACAAAGCGTTCCAGTTCTTTGGCTGTAGGAAAGTCATTCATGAGACCTTCCAGATCAAAGTCTGGTGTTGTAGTGGTGGTTTTAACTAGTTCTGCTGCCTTGACACTGGGCTCACGTTGTGTGCCAGGATCAACTGCGGTTTCTTCCCAAGGATTGGGTTCGTTTGAAGGGATCTTCTTGTTCATTGCTTTTCCTTTAATATGCAAATACAGGATAGAGGCCTTCCCCTATCCTGTTACTACTGGGTTACTTAGCGATACGTGCAGCCGAGCGACCGGGTCTTGGTGCCGGTGCGGCCTTCTTTTGATTGTAGTGTGTGCCACCAGCTGTGGGGTTACGCTTGGGACCTGTGTTGGCCGCAAGTGGTTCCACCTTGGCATCATAGAAGTAGCCTGGATCTCTTGCTTCCAAGGCTGCCATCACAGAGTCTGCTGCTGCTTGGCGTGCACCGCTGCTACGCATACGGATGAATTCGTCACGCTTTTCTGCTGAACCTGCGTTACCAATTCTGGGACCTTGTGGTTGATTGACTTTAGATAAATCTCGTTTCATTTTCGATTCCTTAGGCTAATGTGCCTGGAGTGGCATAGACGTTACCGGTGGCACTGATGCCTTCGGCGTTTAGGAAGATGCCGCCTTCCCAACCTGTGGTGCCGGGCACTGGACCAGGTCCCAATATCACAACAACGTTTTGACCGGCTGGGCAAACAACGCCCTGACCCGGTGTCAGTGCTGTAG